CGAGCGCGTAGAGGGCGCGGTAACCGTCACCTACTTCAACAACGGCAGTTCTGGCGCTACTACGTCAATCACCGCAGCGGATGACGCCTTACGCCCGCTTCTTTGCGGCGGCCTTAACAATGGCTTCTCGTTTAACGTGTACCGGGGTTAAAAATGGCGAAGACTAAAACAGAGATATTTACGCTAATCGGGTCTGAATTGCCAGATAACACAACCGGGTTAATCACCCCGGAGAAGTTACGCGGTGTTCTCACTCAAATGGCTGACTCGCCTATTTATGCCACTCCTGGCGTGAAAGAGGTTGAGGTGCTTCGCGCTGCGTCTACTGTCGTTCAGGCTCCGTCCGCAGTCGATACCGCGTTGCAACTAACCTTCGGTGCCGCGCAGGGTAGCGCCTCCGACCCGGTTATGATTAACGCCGCAGGTCTGGTAACTTTCAACACCGCGGGCAACTATGCCGTTCGCATCAAGTTACAGGCCGGGAGAACCGGAGCCAGCGGCACGTCTATCCTGTTATCACGCATTCTGGTTAACGGCGCGCAATACGGTTCACCCGCAGCTACGAAACTGGTTAGTGCGGAAACCACCATTCCTATTGAATCCCGTGTAGTGATTAACCCAACAGCGGGGCAAACATTTGCCGTTCAGATTATGCGGGACAGCGCCGGAACGAACTTCGGCGGAGTATACCCGCAGGCCGCAACCGTAACCGCATGGGGTACAGCACCTTCTGCGTTACTTGTTATCTCGAGACTGGAGGCTGCGTAATGAGCACAGCTTTCAGTAAACGTATGCAGGGCGTGGGTACACGCCTGCTAACCAAATTCGGTAGCGCGGTATCTCTGGTTCGTGCTGGTTCGAAAGTGTGGGACGAAGTTCTCGGAGAGTACATCTGGTCCGCCGATGAAGTTCTGCCGTTGAAAGCCGTGCCTGTTCCGGTTAATGCTGGACTGGTAAACGGCACGACGATTCAGGCTGGTGACATGATTGTTAAAGCCGATTACAGTGTCGTTCCGAAGATGGGAGACAAGGTGCAATTCGGCGGCGAGCAGTGGTCGGTAGTAGCCATCGAGAAGAAGATGGTTAATGATGACGTTGTGGCTTACTTCATTCAGGTGAGAAAATGAGTTTCGCGCTTGATGTCTCTAAGTTCGTAGAGAAGGCGAAGAAGAATCCTGAAACGGTGATGCGTCAGGTGTCTATCAAGCTGTTTTCCGCTATTATAAAGGCGAGTCCGGTGGATACTGGCCGCTTTCGTATGAACTGGATGGCATCTGGTGGTACTCCTGCCGCCGGAACTACAGACGCTACGGATAAATCCGGAAACATAGCTATTGGAAACGCTACAAGTTTTGTGCTGAAAGCCGCCAACTGGCACGAGTTCACGCTGGCAAACAACCTGCCGTATGCGCAACGACTGGAGTATGGCTGGTCGCAACAGGCCCCCGCCGGGGTTGTCAGGACTAACGTGTCCCGCTTCCAGCAACTCATTAACGAAGAAGCCAACAAGGTGAAATGATGGGCTACTTTGAGGACTTAACAAAAGCGTTTGATGTGCCGCTGGTAGCATTCGGAACAACCAACGGCATCAAGGTCGCGCTTGAAAACATCGACGCGCCGACGTCAACCGATACGCCGTATCTGGCAAGTTACATGTTGCTGGCGGATACGGAACAGGCGGATTTGTTCTTCACCGAGCAACGCGCGGGTGTTTATCAGGTTGACATTAACTACGCATCGGTGAAAGGTAGCGCGCCAATCAATAAAATGGCAGACTTACTTAACACGGCGTTTAAAGCAGGTAAGTCATTTTCACGTAACGACATCTGCGCCGAAGTTCAATCGGTTAGCCTGGGGCCGCTGATTGTAGAAAACGGATGGGCCAAAAGACCATTGTCAATTAACTTTATTGCATTCACCAAGAGGCTGTGAATATGGCTACAACTCCTTTTAAGGGCGCGACTACCGCGCAATTCTATGTGGCGGAAGTCACCCCGGGCGTAACACCAACTAACCCGGTATGGTCTCCGTTGCGCAACACAGGTGGTGTTCCTGCTATTACCCGCGACACGCTGACCTCCAACGAACTGGACGGCAGCCGCGAAACTACATCCATCCGCACCGGTAACAAGCAGGTTAGCGGGGAGTACGCCATCGAGCTTAGTTCGAAAAGCCAGGATGACTGGCTGGCAGGGGCTTTAGGCTCTACGTGGCAGTCCGGTGTTTCTCTGTCCAGTCTGTCGATTACCGTCGCACCGGCGGGCAAGACGTTCACTCGTGCTGATGGCAGCTTCATTACTGACGGCGTTGAAGTGGGCGACCTGATTGCGTTTACCGACTTGACGGGTGATAACGCCAAACCGTTTATTGTAACCGAGGTAAGTGCAACTGTTGTCACCGGTGCGGGCATTCAGCACACCCTCACCACAGAGACAGCCACTACTGCGGCTAAGACCGGCGACAAACTGGAAACCGGTAGCCAGTGTAAGACGTTCTCTATTCTCACCTGGTACAAAGGCCAGTGCGGCGGGACCGACGCGTACACGCTGACCAAAGGCGTGGAAGTTTCTGGTTTTACCGTTGAGCAGGCTGTTAACGCGATGGTAACTGGCAGCTTCCCGTTCATCGGGCGCAGCCAGGAGATTCTCGCTACGCCGCCGTCTGGTTCCGACTTCTCTTCTGTTACGTTTGATGACGAGCCGTTCTCCTCTGTTGACGTTTCTGTGTTCGACGGTTCTACGCCGTTGCGCTGCGATAGCCTTACCATCACCAACGATAACAGCGCGTCCGCACAGTTCGAACTCGGCAACACTAACGTTGCGTTTGTGGAACGTAGCCGCGCCGCTAACACCTTCTCCATCTCCGGCAAGCTGTACGACATGGCGATGATTCAGAAATTTATCAACGAGCAGCAGGTAGAGATTAACTCTATTCTGGCGGGGGTAAACGGGGCTATGTCTTTCAGTTTGAAACGCGCAGAACTAACGGCGGTTACGCCGGAGATTGGCGGACCTGAGTCAATAACTCAGTCTATCGAAGGCCAGGCCACCGGCAACCAGTACCAGTCGTCTATTGTTATCCAGCGTATCACCTACGCATAAAACTAAGGCCCCGAAAGGGGCCTTAGTTTTAAATCAAGCCTTCTTCGGCTAACTTACCGATAATCCACATCTCACCTTCTGCATAGAACATAGCCTGCGAGTGTCCGGTTTCCGTCTCCCGCATGATGCCGTAGCCTTTATCGATAAACCATTGCTGGAAGACACGACCGCGCTTAACGGAGCGGTTATACACTCCGAATTGCTCAAGCTGTTTATTCATCCACACGGCGGATTGCCCGAACTTCTGTGCCACCTGCGTCGCGTTGTACAGGTTATTGCGGTCGACGATACGGTCGTAGACCTCGGCTTTTGGTGCTGCTATCGATAACTTCTCCTGCGCAATTAATTTCTGTTCATACTCCGCGGCCCACGCACGCGCAGCTTCCGCCGGGTTGGTGAAGTCCGGTAGTGCTGGTTTGCTTACATGTGACTCCAGTTCTTGCCAGCGGTTAATTAGTTTCTGGCGTAAAGGGACACTATAACCAGTCATTAGTAAAAGTGTCTGGTTTTTCGTTAACAGGTATTCAGATGTGTACCCTCTAGTGTCAGTAAGTGATTGAAATTCCTCATGGTCCAAATTTGGACCATCTTTTAGTTGTTCGATTATCGCACGAATATCCCGAAGAACATGCTTGTGCTCTTTACTTGTCAACTCCGCAATCTCACGGCTAGACATGGTTTTCACTTCCGTGGCGTCAATTAAACTGTTCATACATTCCTCTCTCTCTTGTTTGTGTAAGTGCATTTAACTACGGCAACGCTAATCGTTCAAATCGGGTTCTTTATCGTCACGATAAAAAAAAAGCCCCGAAAGGGGCCTTTTCTTACTCATCAATATTACTTCGGTACTCCCGTAACTTCTCCAGACTTTCAATTGCTTCCGCTAAGTCGGTTCCTGTGTCTTTGTGTCCGCGCAAGCCCATACACAATAACTTCTTCAATGCGTGCTGTAGCGCCGGGTCGCGGATATCGAAGGCGCGGAGCACATCATAGACATCGACAGTCATTGTGCTACCGTGGGTGTTTGTCATGGTTCTGTCGTATTTTGAAGTCATCCCAACATCTCCGGTGAAATAGTTAAACGTGCGACCTCGCCGTATTCGGCGCTATAAGTAATTACGTTTGCACTACGGCCTGACATCCAGCCGCCGCGGGAAGCGTAGGCATCTTTAGCCGCCAGGGTGCGGTGTTGTTCAACAATCATATTACGGCTTTCTACAATCTTCTGGTGGTGAAGGTGGCCAACGTGAGCGTAGCTGTAGACGCTCTCGCCGAACGCTTTGCGGAACTTGGCAATCATAACGGGTTCGATTGCGTCAAAGCGTGCCTTATGCCCGTGGTGAAAGAACAGCGTCGTTTTGCCGTGTTGCACCATCTTATATACATCCGGCGACGTATCGACAATAACCCGGCTGTCGTTTGAATATAAAGTTGTGAACATCTCAGCCAACCACACTGAGCCTACAGGGTCATGGTTGCCTTGCACAACTAGCAGCTTCACGGTTTTGTGCTTAACAAGCGCCATATCAACAACGCGGCGCACCATGCGAATCATGTAGCGGACAAGTTTCTGATAACGCGTGTCCGCATCTAATGTATGCCTCGACTCAGGCGTCACGGCCTCCAAACTGTCGAAATGGGCGAAGTCACCAAGAAGATTGATAACCCCAGTACCCGCATCCGGTGCTTTCTGAAACGCCGCGTCGAACCAGCGAGAAAACAGGTCTTCCGCAATCTTCATATCCCAGTCGTCGCCGCTCTCGTCGGCCCAGGCCAGCATACCGAGATGGAAATCGGACACAGTGTAAAGATTAAGTAGTTTGTCATCACGTTTGGTGCGGGCAGCTTTAACCGGCGCAACTGGTGTAATCTCTGACTTCATGCCTTCAATCACGGCTTTCATCAATTCAACTTGCCGTTCGGCATCGGTGTCGGTCTTAACCCATTGCAACTTAGTGTTGCCGAACTCGTCCACAAGTGACGACGTTCCCTTAATCTTGTAGCCGTCCGGGACAAGGTGGCTAACGTCGCGCCCGTGGCCTACGCCTTTCTTCGCTAGCTTCGCTTTACGTATACGAATTACGCGATCTGAGATGCCATATTTACGGGCTATATCGATATTCCTCAATCCGGCGTTCAATTCTTCCTGCAACTGTTCGTCGGTTATTTTCTTCCGGGCCATGCTTACTTCCTCGTGTTTAGGATTTGTCCTATACTAGCTCACTTCTCGTTAACATTCGAGTTGCACGCCCAGATTAAAATAAACACCCACGGCAGCAGAATCCAACCAAGAAACAGATTGGCCATGAATATCGCCAACTTCGCTTTATGGTTACGGAAGTACGCAACCAGGAAAGGCGCGAAATAAGCGAGCAGTGCAAACAGAATTAAAGAAACTGGTAAACTGGACATTTTAAACCCCCTTCATTGTTGGTGTAAGTGAATAGTACCCTATTATATTGGGGTGAGCAAGTAGTGTGCTAGAATAAGTTTGCGCCTAGTGTCGCACACGAAAAGCGGGTGGTTCCCGTCTGGCGCATTTATCGTTAACCTGTAACCTCTTAACCAAAGGATTAAAGAATGAAACTTTCTGATTTTTATTTCGAAGAGAAAGCACTGGTGGGCAAGAAGATGCCGATTCTGCTGCCAAACGGCGAAGACTCCGGCGAGTGGCTTAACGTCGTAAGCCCTGACGCGGATGTCGCCGTTAAAGCGGGGCGTGCTTTCATTATTGCGTACCGTCGCGGGCTGGCGCGTTTCGAAGAACTGGAAAAAGCCGCCAAAGAATCCGGCGACTATACTGAATATAACCTGGCTATTAACGAACTGGCGGAAGACCTCAACCGACAACTCGCGGCAGAAGTCGTAAACGGCTGGAGCTTTGATGAGCCTTTCTCTAAGGAAGCGTTTAACAAATTGCTCGACCAGTTCAAGGCATTAGGCACACAGGTGGCAGCATTCCATAACGCTGAGCGCAAAGCATTACAGGAAAAGTAGACGCGCTGTACAGGTTCGCCACCTACGAGTTTGTGGATAAGCATAAAATCAGAGAGTTTGATTCTATAGCTGACGGGCACGAACAGGCGCTTATCGCGATGGGTGTAATCGATAAGAAAAAACGTGCAGCGCGACGGGGTGGGCCAGAATGCCCGCCCCTTTTTATATCCACCTTTGAGACGTATTGCGACATTAAGTTTACGCGACACGTGCGCGAGGACGCTGTAGTATTGTTCGCAAGAGAATCCGTTACGTGGCAAGACCTGAAAGCCTATCTCGATGTTACGCAAAAGCAGCTTAGCCTGTTCGAGATAGACATTATCATGGGCTTAGAAGCAATCTTTGAAGGTAGAAATCATGGCTGATACCGCTAGCTTGATAGTACGAGTATCATCGACCGGCGTCGATAAAACCACATCACAACTGAACGGGCTTACTAAAGCCGCAGGCGCTGCGGCCGCCGCCGTTGTCAGTCTGGAAACTGCCAAACAGGTGTTCAGTGCGCTGGTGGACTCCCAGCGCAACTTCGATAAGCTGAACTCCGGCCTCATCACAATGACCGGGAGCGCTGAGAACGCGGCTAAGGCTTTCAGTGTCCTGCAACAGTTCGCAAAAGAGACACCGTACGGGCTCAATCAGGCGGTAGAGGGGTTTACCAAGCTCGTGGCGCTGGGTCTTAACCCCAGCAAAGAGGCGTTAATATCCTACGGCAACACCGCCGCAGCTATGGGCAAAGACCTTAACCAAATGATTGAGGCAGTTGCCGACGCCAGTACATTTGAATTTGAGCGCTTAAAAGAGTTCGGTATCAAGTCTTCCCAACAGGCGGATACAGTTTCGTTCACGTTCCGCGGCGTAACAACCACGGTTAAGAAGAACTCAGAAGAGATTCAGAAATACCTGCTAAATATCGGTAACACTGATTTCGCGGGAGCGATGGAGACGCGCTCGAAGACATTAGATGGTCAATTATCAAGCCTCGCCGACTCTTTCGATGGCCTTGTTCTTGCGGTAGCACAGTCTGGTTTTGGCGACGCGGTAGGTGAACAGGCAGCAACAGCGGAAGACGCTATCACAGAACTCACCGACGCCATCGCGTCTAATGAGATAGCCGCCACGCTCCAGGACTGGGTGACACTGTTCAATGAATCGTTCAAGTTTATTTCTGATGCCTTGAACGACCTGGCATTCGATACTGAGGACAAATCTGTGGATATGTCCGACTCGCTGGGAACTATCCCTGATGCTATCCGTGAATGGTTGCCTGACATTCAGCAGACATTCCACGAGGTTACTGCATGGTTCCAGCGCATTGGCGATTATGCTGTAGCGCTTGGCCAGACCCTCGCCGACGTGTTTGACCCAAGCAAAACGGCGGCGCTCACATTTAAAAAACTGACTGCAGAGGCTGATGCCGCATACGACGCCAGCATAAAACGCGCAGAGGCAGAATCGCAGGCCATTACCAACAGGTCTAAGCAACGTAAGAAAGAAATTGAGGAACAGCGCAAGCAGTATAATGATCGCAAGCAGCAAGAAATTGACCTGGCCAGCCTTGTTAACGGAAAGGGCGGAAAGGGTGGAACTGGTGGGGCAGGAAACACCAACGACAAAGACGCGAAAGCCGCCGCTAAGAAAGCGGAGCAATTGCGTAAACAGGCGCAAGATTATCTCAATACTCTGGCCCGTCAGAACAACGACGAGTTAAAGGCTATTAACGCGCAGGAACAGCAGAAACTGGCTAAAGCAAAAGAGTTTTACAGTCAGGGCGCGTTGTCTCTGAAAGAATACGAGCAAGCAAAAACGGCTATCGTCCTTGAAGCAGGGCAAAAACGGCAAGATGAACTGGATAAACGCCAGAAAGAAGCCCAGGAAAAGCAACAGAAAGGCGACGACTTCATGGCTCAAATTATGGGCCAGAACGCTACTGAGCTTGAGCTCCTCAACATCCAGGAACAGCAGAAACTGGCTGTCGCCGATAAATACCGCGAACAGGGGCTGATTAAAGAGAAACAGTACCAGGCCGCGCTTAACGCCATCAACGGGCAATACGCAACCAAGCGTGCCGACGCAACGGCAACCGCCTTTGGTAACATGGCTTCAAACATCGGTTCTGCTTTGGGTGAGGCTTCTGGCGCGTATAAGGCATTCGCTATCGTACAGGCCACCATCGCCACGTACACCGCGGCTATTGAGGCGTACAAGTCCACGGCGGCTATCCCTGTAGTTGGCCCGTTCCTGGCCCCGGTAGCCGCTGCCGCTGCCGTTGGGGCGGGTATGGCGCAGATTTCCGCTATCAGGTCAGCACGTGAACAGGGTGGTCAGTTGTCCGCGGGGCAGGCTTCCACCATCGCGGAACGCGGTAAACCAGAAGTTATCATGCCCGCTGGCGCGTCGCGTGTGCGCACCGCACAGCAGATGAAAGAAATTATGGGGCAAAACGGGTCTTCTTCCGGCCCATCTAATGTTACCATCGTAAATAACACATCGAGTCAGATTGGCAACGTATCTACTGAACAGGATGACGAAGGCCGTTTGCGCATCATCATCTCTGAGCAGGTGGCTTCTGAGTTGCAGAATAGCAACAGCAGAATATCGAAAGCGAGGAAGGCTACAAGAAACGCACCTGGCTTTAAGTGATAACAGAAAGGCCCTGAGGGGCCTTTATTTTTTGGTGGATATAAGCCGGATAACGTTGGGAAATATTCTGGGGTCTATTGCGTCCATATCGCTCTTTTTCTCTACCGCTAATTCTATTTTGGCATTTACCCACGCCAGATACGCTTCTTCTACTGTATTGAACGTACCTATAGTTCGTTGGACCCCGTTACCCATAGACAACTGCGCCCTAAATTTCTTCTCTCTTTTATGAAAGTACACCCCTATCGGCAGTTCACCGCGAGCGGAATCGCTCCCTATCAAGAATCGGTTCAGCCACGGGGGCACAAATATACAGGAGTCCGGGGAATACATCCTGTTGCCGGGTTGTAGTAAATCTTTATCTATCTCCCAGTTATCTACGACGTTAGCCACCCACCATTCACGGAATCTCATAAATGAAGCCCACGAATCACAAACGAAAACATCTTCATAAGTAGGGTTCTTCCGTAGAAAAGGCTTGCTGTAGCACCTAATCAACATGCGCATCCATGCTCGGTATGCCGGGCACGCCGCCTCGCCTGTTTGTTTTCCAGGGTCCACCACATAGTCGGCATCATTAGTGCCAAAACCCAAAACTTTAGTTTTCCGCACACGACTACTAGGCATTGTGCAGCGCATATGTTCGGACCTTGCTAAAAGAAAACTCATTAACTACCCCTTTCATGTACTAGATGTCATACTATAGAT